GAGATGCTCGATAACGTTCTTCAGCACTTCATTGATAATGCTCCTGACAGCATATCACGCGCAAGATATAGTGCTAGCCGTGAACGCTCTATCGGTATTGGTGCCCTCGGTTTTCATGCTCTTCTACAAAAGAACAATGTTGCCTTTGAAGGTGTAATGGCGAAAGTATTAAATAATAAGATTTTCAAACATGTTAGGGAGAAACTAGATGAAGCAAATCTTCAACTCGGTTTGGAACGCGGTGAAGCACCCGATGCTGTGGGCACTGGCAAGCGTTTCAGTCATCTTATGGCTATTGCTCCAAATGCTTCTTCGTCTATCATTATGGGAAATACTAGCCCTAGTATTGAGCCTTATCGTGCTAACGCTTACCGTCAGGACACTCTATCTGGCTCATTTTTAAATAAGAACAGATATTTGGACGCTTTGCTTCGCGCAAGATTGACGGGTGAAGAATATGCTGATGCATGGTCGTCAATTATTGCTAATGATGGTTCTTGTCAACATCTAAGTATGTTGGATGAAAACGAAAAGGCTGTGTTCAAAACATCCATGGAAATCGATCAACGTTGGGTAATTGAACATGCAGCCGATAGACAAGTATTCATCGATCAGGCACAATCACTCAATCTGTTCTTCCGCCCAGATGTGAATATTAAATATCTACATGCCATTCATTTCTTGGCATGGAAAAAAGGCCTGAAAACTCTATACTACTGCCGTAGCGAAAAACTAGCCAAAGCCGATAAGGTTTCGAAAAGAATTGAGCGTGAAGTTATTAAAGAACTTGACATGAACGCTATTGCTCAAGGTAACGAATGTTTAGCTTGCGAGGGATAAAATGAAAAAACTATTACTGACACTATTATTTGTTCCGTTAATTGCATTCGCACAAAAAGAAAAGGCCGGTGTCACATACGATGTACTACTCACAAGAGTCATCGATGGCGACACCGTAGCCTTTCAAGCCAACTGGCTGCCTGACCCTCTTAAGAAAGAGTTGTCAATTAGAGTCTTTGGAGTCGATACTCCAGAAAAAGGACATAGAGCTAAATGCCCACAAGAAGATGCAAGAGGTCAAGCAGCAACACAATTCACTAAAGATACGATTAATAGGTCCCAAAAGAGACAAGTTGTTCTCATGGATTGGGACAAGTACGGTGGTCGTGTATTGGGAGATGTATTACTAGACGGCAAAAGTTTAAGAACCCTATTAATAACAAACGGTTTCGCCAGAGAATATTATGGTGAAGCCAAAACTTCATGGTGTTAATATGAAAAAAATTATAAGATTTACAGCTTCATGGTGTCAACCATGTAAACAAATGTCTAGAACATTAGAGAGTATGGATATAAAAATTCCTATTGATGTTGTTGATATCGACGAAAACTCCGATGCAGCAATCGAATATGGAATAAGATCAGTTCCAACACTTCTTATAGTTGAAGATGGAACGATTATGAAACGAATGGTTGGTTTAAAAACAAAAGAACAATTAGAGGTGTGGTTAAATGATTAAGAAGTTAGAAACAAAACTCACGGATGAACGAAATCACTTCAAGCCGTTCAACTATCCTTGGGCTTATGATGCGTGGTTAAAACACGAACAGTCTCATTGGTTACACACAGAAGTTCCAATGGCTGAAGATGTAAATGATTGGAAAAAGAAATTAACAAATGAAGAGAAGCAATTCTTAACACACATTTTTAGATTCTTCACACAAGGTGACATTGATGTTGCTGGTGGATATGTACGTAACTACCTTCCATATTTTCCTCAGCCTGAGATTCGCATGATGTTATCTGGTTTCGCTGCTCGCGAAGCTTTGCACATTGCTGCATACAGTCATTTGATCGAAACTCTTGGTTTGCCAGAGACAACATACAATCAATTCTTGGAATATCAAGAGATGAGAGACAAACATGATTATGTTATGGATATCTCTTCAAAGAATGGAACAGTTGAATCAACAGCAACACACATTGCTGTGTTCTCCGCATTCACGGAAGGTATGCAGTTGTTCTCTTCATTCATCATGTTGTTGAATTTCCCAAGACAAGGCAAGATGAAAGGCATGGGTCAAATCGTTACTTGGTCTATCGTTGATGAAACTCAACACGCAGAATCAATGATCAAATTGTTCCGCACATATATAGAAGAAAACAAAGAAGTGTGGAATGATGAACTGAAATCAAAAATCTATACGATTGCTGAAAGAATGGTTCAGCTTGAAGACAAGTTTATTGATTTAGCATTCAGTTTAGGCAACATGGAAGGTTTAGATGCTGCTGATGTTAAAAAATATATCAGATACATTACTGACCGCCGATTGATTAGTCTTGGTCTAAAAGGCATTATGAAAGTAAAGAAGAATCCTTTACCGTGGGTTGAAGAAATGATTAATGCACCAACACATACAAACTTCTTTGAGAACCGTGCAACAGATTATGCAAAAGGTGCTCTACAAGGAAACTGGGGAGATGTTTGGGCACATTAACATAAAATTCACAAAAGGAACAAAATGTTCGGATTAAAATGGGATACGGCTAAACTGTTTATTGATACAATTCAAGACACAAAAAGTTACTATACCGATGAGATTGTGAAAGACGAAGTTTTAAATAAAGCATGTCACGATTTTATAAAATCACAAACAGAGTTCGCTTATATGTTAAAAAATAATTTTGTTAATATATCAAAATACTATGCGGAAACACAAACAAATTTTTTGTTTCCAAAAAGAGAGGTTAAAGATGAATAAAACAATAACAGCTGAATGTCACAATTGCGAATCTTCTTATGATATAGAATATGTCGAAGAATTAACATCATCAGAATATCCAGAATTTTGCCCCTTTTGTGGTGAACTAATAGAAGAGATTACTGAATTTGATGATGATGACGATTCGGACAATCAAGAATGGGATTAAATTGGTTATATAATAATCAAGACTTCACCGAAGATTTGATTAATGATTATTATGGTTTTGTTTACGTAATCACAAACACTATAACTGGCAAACAGTATATTGGTAAAAAGTTCTTTTACTCCTCAAAAACAAAACAAGTTAAAGGTAAAAAGAAACGATTTAAAATTTTTAGTGATTGGCAAAGTTATTATGGTTCTAATGAAGAACTTAAAAAAGACGTTGCAACTTACGGTAAAGAAAATTTTAAAAGAGAGATAAAACACCTTTGCAAAACAAAAGGTGAGTGTGGTTATCTTGAAGCAAAAGAACAATTTGTCAATGGTGTTTTGGAGAGTGATGTGTATTACAATTCATGGATTATGGTAAGAGTGCGAAAATCACACATCAAAGGATTACAATGTTAAAATTTTTTGAAACAATAAAAGATTATGATACATTATGTTTTATACCCGAAGAAGGTCGAAATAACTCACTTAATATAATAGTGAGTCAACATAAAATCGCCGGTGAACCTGTTGGTGGTAGTCCAATGGGTGCAGAATGGCACGTAGTATTATTTAAATCAGAAAATGATGCTGTAGGTGATCTGGATCATTTTGATGCAATACTGACGGATCCTAGAGAGTATGTTTCCTCTTTAATAGAACAAGACTGGTATGGAATGGTTTCTAGAAAAACAACAACCTCCAAAGAATTTGTTGAAAAGGTGTTGACTTCATTAAGAAATTGTGATAAGATTGGTGAAGTGTAATTTCTTTAAGGTTTGTTATGATTCTCGTTGATCTAAATCAGGTATTGTTGGCCGGTCTAATGGCACAAATTGCCAGTCAAAAAGGAGTTAAACTGGAAGAGAGTTTAATTCGCCATATGATCCTAAACATCATTAGGACTCATGTCAAAAACTTCCGAAACGATTATGATGAAATTGTTCTCTGTTGTGACAACAGGAAATATTGGCGCCGTGAGTTGTTTCCCTTCTACAAAGCTGGTCGCAAGAAAACTAGAGAAAAGTCTGATCTAGACTGGCACCTCATCTTTGATATGTTGACAAAATTCAAACAAGAACTAAAGGATTACTTTCCTTACAAAGTTGTTGATGTTGAAGGTGCAGAAGCTGATGATATTATCGGTACTCTTGTGCCACGACACATTATGCATCAAAATATCCTGATCATTTCTAGTGATGGTGATTTTCTGCAACTACAACAGTACAATACGCCTTCAAACAAATATACAGTCAAGCAATACAACCCTTCACAAAAGAAATTTATTGTTTCCGAGAATCCATTGATGGAACTAAAGGAAAAAATTATTCGTGGTGATAAAGGTGACGGTATTCCCAATATTCTGTCACCATCGGATTGTTTTGTTCGTGATTTGCGACAAACAACAATTTCCAAAAGCAAACTAGAAAAGTTGATGGAAAAAAACTATGGTGACTGGGATAATGAAAATGAGAAAATTGGTTTTTCTCGTAATCAGGTATTGATTGACTTGAGGAACATACCTGGTGATATCAAAGACAAAATTATAAATACTTATGATGAAGTCAAACCGGCTCCTAAAAATAAACTACTAGATTATCTAATAGCCAACAAACTTAAAAATTTAATTGATGTAATTGAGGATTTTTGATGAAAACAATGTATGAGATATTTGATGAATTTGAAAATGCCAAAAGTAAAAAAGAAAGAATGCAAGTAATTGGCGATAACTTGTCACAGACTTTAGTTGATATTCTAAAATTGACTTATCATCCAGATTTTAAATGGAAAATAAAAGAGATTCCGGAAAATTATAAAGTACCAACTGATGTATTGCCTGGCATAACACACGATAGCTTAAATGCACAACTACGAAGAATTTATATCTTTCTAGAAGGCAATCATACAGCAGAAACACTCTCTGAGAAAAGACGCAACGAACTACTAATTCAAATGCTAGAATCTATTGAACCAAGAGAAGCTGAAGTGCTGCTAGG